CCTTAGCTTTGTTTTTCTCTTTGTAGACGGCCCACGGCGCAACCTTAGCACGGTCAGTAATCAAATGGCAAACAGAATAAACTATATCGTTTGCAGAATATCCATCTTTCACGAATGAATTACTATCTTGACCCTGCCATGTAGCTATGCCCCTATTGATTGCAAATTGAGCAGACATTGCACCCGTTGGATTGATAAATGCCCTCAGACGGTCTAAAAGTGATGCAGCCATATTATAAGTTTGTCCAAAGTTAACTAAAAAACACTTACAACGAATTTAGGCTTATCGAAGTTGGTATGTATGGCATAACGCATTGAATCCATTGCGTCATCATTCGCCTTAACTGGTTCCTCGATAAGGTTTTCATTCTTGTCCTTTTTCCATTTGTAGCTTCCCAATTCTTTGACAAGGTTATGGCTTTGCGGCGTAACAAACAATGGGTAGCGCTTGACTGTCAAGATACCATTCCAAACATCTTTGTTCGCCGCCTTAATGTTCAATCCAGCCCTGTGAATATCTTCGATACTCTTTGGCTCGGCTGCATCGGCGTATATCGTTTGCCTACCTTGTACGTGCTGCTTTATCTCTGCTATCAATTCCCCCGGCGTCATGTTGGATTTGTAAAAGCACTCATGCACATAGTTGCAGCCGTCATAGTGTTCCACGCGGGTAAGTACCGCTGGATGGTTAAAGCCAAAGTCAAGTCCAAAGAACACATCGCCTTTACCTGGTTGCTCGCAATACTTCCATTGCGTGTATATCAATTCCTTTGCCGCACCTCTTTGCCCTAGTCCGTACACTTTCCAAAGAAAGTCATCTGGTAGGTCTTTGTAGCTTTCAATGTAGCTAACCTGTGATGGCGTTAGGTTGGATATGTTGTTCAGGTAGGTTGAATGTATGCGTTTGTGTTTAGGATCGTCCGCAATGGTATAAACCCAACTCATAAAGTCGGCTGGGTTCCAGTCTAAGAATATCTGCCCCGTGGTACGCATTGCCAACTGGTCAAACAATGGCTTTTTAATCAGGTTGGCTTCATTGATGAAAAGTATATCCCTACCTGGCCCGCGTGCCTTACCCTCATCCTCTAGTCCAAACAGTTCAACGTAACTTCCATTCGGGAACGTGTACACGAAATCCGTATAGCTGAAACAGTCATCTGACCATTGCTGCAAGTCATCCATAATTACCCTAAAGTCACGATATACGCCGCGCTTGATATGTGGTAAGGAGTGAGAAACAAAACTAATCCTTGTCCGTGGTTTGTTCAATGCAACGGCGATAAGCAGTTGAACAATTGAGTAAGACTTACTTGAACGGCTGCCACCCTCATTGCAGATAATAGGCCATCCCGCATCCATTGCGGATTTGTTCGCCCAAAATACAGGTGTAGTCTTTACCGTTATGTTATTCAATTGGTTTGTTTGTTGCGTCTGGGGCGGCAAAGATAATAGCCGTCTTTATCGGTCCGCCGTCTGCGCCTGTATGCTCTTGGGTGACCTTATCGCCATACTTCTTAGGCTTCAGCTTGCTTGCTATCCATTTGCGGGTGTCAACGCGAAGCCGTGATCTGTTAGTTACTTCCTTGTTTTCTTGCTCGTATTCAATATCACCCTTTACAACGGTCATAAAGTCGTTACTACCGTCATCAGCAATGTCTAGCATATCCTCAATAATCATGTCGGCCTGTTCTTCCTTCGCACGCGTGTACAATGCTAAAAATCCTTCTGTATCTTCTCTCAACCACTTCAAAATGGTTGCAACGGATGGCATTCCATCCTGTTTGCATATTGTTCGTAGGCTAAATGTGGTAGTAGCTATCTGCTCGCAGATTCTATCTGCAAGTTCCTTTGAGTATATTTCTGGTCTGCCTGGCATGGTGCTAAGTTAGCACATTTTCAAGAACAGACAAAACTTCTTGACATGGGTATTTTTTAACGGTAATATTTTAAAGTAAAAGTGAGCGCAAGCGAAACCCCTTTTTTTCTTTCTTTTTACTTTAGTTTTATTTAATGCTATTACCTAGTTCTAACTACCTTAATAACCTAGTTATAACCTAGTTATTAATATATTCATATTGACGGGTGTATGTATTATAAAAATATTCAACGCAACCAATTTTGCCCAACCATGAGTACCGAACCTTTTGAATGTGAATTTGCACATTTCCTGTTTCAAAATCTCGGTAAACTGTCAATCCGTTATCCGTTTTATTGTTAAAATGTGCGCTTCCAGAAATGGAATACATAGTGGGTATTTCATACTTTTTTTGACCTACTGGCTTTTGAAGTTTGGCAGGGTGAGCAATCAAAATTATGTGGATTCCCAATTTCATGGCCGCGTGTTTTAGCTTAGTCAGGCACTCGGAAATATAAAGCGTTTCAGGTACTCCGTTGGGTATTTTATGCTCAATGTAGTTCCATGGGTCAATCAATAAACCGTTTATGCCCTTTCTTGCCACTAATTCGGCCGTTTTAGCCAATATCCCGTCCAGTGTGATATCTGTATTGCTTGTGTTAATAAAGGCGAAATTTGAGCCTATAAATGACAAAATCATATTCATGTCACTTGCTGCTAGTCTATTGGATGGATCGCGCCTAAAGTCAAAGGCTTTGCCGCCTACTTTCTCGGCTATCTTGGTGGCGTGTAGTGCGGCGGGAACATTCTCAAAAGAACAAACGGCCCATTTCCACCCAGACTTTACGGCGGTGTGCGCTATCATGTTGTCCACCCATTCGGACTTACCATGTCCAGGCGCACCGGTTACGGTTGTGAATTGCCCCGGCATAAGTTGTAGATACTCGTCAAACCCGTCAATCCCTGTCTTGGTTCCTTGTGGGTAGCCGTTTTCATAAAAGTTCATCACATCGGCTGCAAGGTCATCATGATTCACAACGCCGTCAATTGGTAGTTCCCGAGCTGATTCAACCAAGTGCGCTAGTGCTGCTTTGCCGTGAAGTCTTAACACATCGTTTGCATCTTTGCAGCCATCGGGGTAGGCTATTTCATAGCATCGGTCTTTGCCCAATCGACGGGATAGTTCATCTTTTAGGGCTTTGCCTACTTGGTCATTATCTGTGGCAATGATAATTTTGCGCATATTAACAAAATACTCATAGCAATTATCAAGGTATTGCAGGCGCATATTGCCTTTTGGGGTTGTGCCATTTGGGACACTTACCACGTTGTAAATTCCTGATTCGTACATGGATAGCGCGTCAATTTCGCCCTCTACAATTATACACGTGTCCTCGTCTTTGAGCGCGTCAATGTTGTAAAAAATTAACTCGCTTGACTTGTTTAGCCTAAAGTCCTTTTGTGCGCCGCGGTACTTGATATTGACCAATTGATCATTGCGGAAATAGTTGAAGCATAGCACTGGTATTTCAGCTTGGGCCTTTGGCATCCATTCAACTGACTGCGTGATACCAAACCTTAGCAGCGTGTTGTTAGATATCCCCCTATCCTCAAACCACTTGATAAAACGCGGCTCTAGTTTCTCAAGTCTTGGAAGTGGTGGCACTGGCTTAGTTCCGTCTTGCTCAAGTTCAAAGTTATAATGGCTTGCAACAAACTCAACGGCTTCGTAGAATGTGCAATGGTTCATCTTGATAACTAGGTCAAACACATCCCCGGAGTAACCGCACCCAAAGCACTTACCAAATGTGTCATTGTTTGCGGGTACGGTAAAGGATGCAGTTTTTTCATTGTGCAATGGGCATTTAGCAGTGTAGTTGGTTCCCATGCGTTTTACCGTAGAAAACAATGCCAATATTTCACTCATCTTGGCAATGTCTTTTAGTCCATTGATACTATCTTGGCTTATCATAAAACTACCTCCGGCTTAGTTTTGGTTGTGTCTTTTTTGTACCGTGCAATCATTCCTTTTTTGCCCCCCTCAGATAGTTTCTGCTTAATCTCTTTGTACTGTTCCATTGAGCGTATAAGGCGTTGGGAAAAGAAATTGCATTGATCAACCGTGAATAGTCCGTAGTTATTTATGACAGTTTCAATCTTTTCCTTGCTTATGTTCAAGCTGAATGCAATATCGTCAATCGCGTCAACAGGTAGCTTGTTTTCGGGGGCATCGCGTAGCATTTCGATAAGGCACCAATACAAGCCGTAACCTTCAAGCCCTAGTTGACGGCGTAGCTTGATAATTTTAACATCGTTTCGGGCGTTACTGTCGTGTGAGAAATAGTAAGATTGTTTTTCCATAGTGCTAAATTAAACTGTCATACAGCACAAAAAACTGCTCAGGTGTACTAATAAACTCATAACATCCCCCCGCTTTGCGCTCGCGTTCTTGCTCAGCTATCTGGTAAGGGGAAGCACGGTCTTTGCCAATTTTAATTTCTAGCATCACTGATCTACCTTTTATAGTTGCGGAAATATCTGCCGTGCCTTTGCGCGTTGAACCTGGTATCCATTTCTTTGTGGTAAGTATAGCCCCGCTTGGTTGTTTCTCTAGTCCGTCAATCAATCTTCCTGTACTGTTTATCCTTGTTGCGCGGTGTTCGTGCCACATAAGGAAGTTACAAATAAACTTGGTCAGTCCGTTTGCCGTATTGACCTTTGGATATGGCGGCGGCGCATAGTGTCCGTCCTTCCATGCCTGCGGGTATGTGCGTTCAAAGTTGTATTTGTGGGCCGCGTTGTAGCGTTCTTTGGGTGTCATAGTAGGGTTAGTTGTTTTTTAGATTCTACACGCGGCTTAATAGATTTCAGGTTTGCAATTGCTTGCTTAAAATAACTGTCTTTCAGCTCTATACCTATTGCTTTTCTGCCCATAGAAACAGGACTAAAAACCTCACTACCTACACCCATAAAAGGCGTTAAAACTACTTCGCCTACATTGGAATATAATTCAACAATCCTGTCAATAACATCCAATTGTAGCGGGTGTACGTGCTTCTCATCGTCATCCTCTCTAGCGTCTTGAAATTCCAAAACATTATCTATGCGAATATCATCCCAAACACTAGAAGCGTAACGCTGCCAAATGTAGTGACTTAATTTATTGCTTTTTGGATCTTCATGGTCAATAAATTTTTCATTCAAATGGTTCCACAATTCCTCCGCATTTAAATTTGTTTCGTTTGCATTATTCCACGCATTTAAAATGTTTGGCAAAATTGGTGTTTCTCCTGCATAATGGTTAAGTCCACAAGTATGCGTTACTGGAACTTTGTTTTCGCCTTTCTTAGTAAATATTAAAACATAGTCAGGCATAGCGGTAAAGCATTTTGTAGAGTCCTCAACTATGAATTTATGCATTAGACTTTGCACCATTGTACGCATCCTTACTTCTAACGGCTCTTTCCAAATAGTAATACGGTTGCGATATTCAAATCCGTGTTTTTCATGTAATTTTATTACTTCATGCGGGAAGTCCCATAGCCTGCAAGTATTATCAAACACATCGGTGCAATGTACGGCAGAAATACGACCTGGTTTTGTAACGCGTGCCATTTCTTTAATTAGATAATCGTATTGCTCTAAAAACTGTTCTTTGCTTTCGCAATTGCTAAAATCATTCTCAGAACTTGAGTAATTGTAAAGCCCGGCAAACGGCGGTGAATAAACAGAAAGGTCTATACTTTCATTGTCTAATGTAGGTAATACATACATACAATCTGAATTATAGATTGCGTAATTTCCGGTAACTAATTGGTCTTTGATCATGGCTTTAAAAATGATGGTTTAATAATTTCTTTGTTAAATTCTTTTTGAATGTTTGTAAAAGTTCTATGTACATTGTCAATCAAATTTTGGTGCAGTTCTATTGCCTTTTGCGTTTTCTGATCTAAGGCATCCATAACGCGTTGTTGGCCGTCTGATATAACTAACTCAATTGTTACATCTCTTTTTTGGCCAAACCTCCAAAACCGCCTAAGTGCTTGGTAGTATTGTTCATAGCTCCATGTAGGGAAAAATACGGAATGATTGCAATGCTGCCAATTTAATCCAAACGAAGTCATTTTTGCTTTTGTTATCAATCTTGTTATTTCCCCTTTTGCAAATGCCAAAAGTATTTCCTCTTTCTTTTCTATTGATTGACTACCAATAATTTCTACCGCATTTTTATCCATGCTTTTTAGCATTGCGCTTTCATTATTAGTATTGCACCAATATACAGAAGTTTTATTTTCTGCTAATTCAACTGCTTTTATACACCTTTTTTCTTCTGTCTGCTTTTGCTCAAATCTTACCTCAGTCATTGACTTTGCAATAGGTGTAAACATTTGTATTTGACCATTCAAATCTACTAAAGACTGGTTTGCTACTATGTGTTTATTGACAATCAATTTTGGTAGTTCGTATCTGTCATTTGAAAACCCTAAATCGGATGGCATTTTAACTAGCAGGCTCCATTGGTTTACCCATGCAAAAAAATCTTTCTCGGCATGCGGTTTAAGATAAAACTTTTCCCCAATGTTTCTATTGGTACTATCCACACTATTTTGATTGTTCTTAAAAAACTTGGTAAGCATATCCATATACCCCATATACCCCAATGCTTCGCTACTTGTTCCTAGTTCTATAAAATCGTTTGGGGATGGTGTTGCAGTTGAAAGAAAACGGTAAGGTATCTTTTTTATAAATGCGGTTATTGCGCCTTTAATTTTACCGTCAAAGTTTTTTAGTATTGAACTTTCATCTAAGATCACGCCTACAAAATCATTTTCATTAAAATAGTGCAATCTTTCATAGTTACAGATAACTATTTTTTTTGTAAACTTTCCGTCTTTTGAATATTCAATATCGTCTATCCCTAATTTTTCTGCTTCTAATATAAACTGAAAAGCTACGGCCAAAGGTGTCAAAATCAATACATTTTTATTTGTATGATTGACTACATTTTTTGATATTGATAATTGGATTAATGTCTTACCTAATCCAGTGTCGGCAAATACTGCAATCCTTCCTTTTCTTACTGATTTCTCAATAATATATTTTTGGAAGTCAAATGCAATATCTGGGATGTAGTTTGGTTCAAATCCAAAGTTACCAATAGAGTGCCGTTTCGTTTGCAGAAACTCGTTATATTCCATAGTGTTTGTGTTTTTTAAAGTTAAAGGGCTGGCTAGTCATTCTTTACCCAGAACATTGTTAGTGTACCAGCCCTTGTGGTCTTCATATTAGGCTCGTCTGACCAATCGAGTGGTAAGGTTATTTGAGAAAGTCGGGCAAGTCGCCTGTTTCCCCTTCCCCAGGTGCGCCACTGTGTTGCTCCTGATCCTTTTTAGGTGCAAGACTAATTTTGCCATCAGTCCAAAATACGCCGCCATTACCTAAGTAAACTTTAGGCGTTTTACTTTCCCTTTGTTCTTTGCTTTGTGCAATAGTAGCACTTACATTTTGCCTGTACTTGTTAGCTTCATCATTTACTGAAATGGTAACGTCTAAGCCCTTTTCTGAGGATGCTCTTAGCATCTCTTCTAACTTTGCCTTCGTAAAGAAGATTGATAATAAACTAGCCATAATTATACTACGCCGGTTAATAAGTCCGGCAACTTTTAAAGGTCGAGCGATGGCTCTATGAGGTTTTAGATTGCGCAAATACAATAGTCTTATTAATTAATTCACCTACTGCAATGTGCATATCTTTATACTTTTTGCTTTTGAATTGGTACTTTGTTTTTATTGAATCAAGACTGTTGATAAGGTCTAAAAACTTTTCCTTATCACCCTTAGCAAGTTCTAATTCAGCCGCTTGTTGCGCCGCTAATTGTTGTGCCAATTCTGCGTCTTTTTTATCTTGCAATTCTTTTGCAATTCTGTTGCGTTCATCTTGTTCAGCTTTTAATTTAGCTTCTTGTTCAGCCTGTAATTCTCTAGCAATTCTTCGCTGCTCTTCTAGCGCCTTTTCTTGCTCTTTGCGTTGTTGTTCAAGAATCCTGTTTGCTTCGGCTCTTTCTGCTGCTTGTTCTGCCTGTATTCTCTTTCTTTCTGCTTCCAATTCTCTAGTTGCTTGTTCTGCTTGCGCTTTTAATAATTCATTTTCCTTGCGGATGCGCTCATCTTCAATACGCTTTGCTTCAATTTCTGCAAGTCTTTGTTCTTCTGCAATTCTTTCTGCTTCAATACGCGCAATGTATTGTGTTTTTGCGCCAATATAAAAAGATTTCCAAACATCATCTGCCATAGAGCCTAAATTAGGAACGTCAAGCATTTCAAACTCAATTAATGCTGATTGTCTTTCTTCTTGAAGTGCTGCAATACGCTCACGTTCTTTATTTGCCGCATAATCCTCAATGCTTTGCAATTTATCCTCTATTCCTTGAGAGGCAAACAACTGGGCGTTTTTCCATCCGTCTACAAAACGACCACCGGCAAGATAAAATTCCTTTTGCGCTTTATGAATTGCCGCCGTGCCTGTACGAATTTTAATATACTTTAAACGTAATTCCTTTGCAGGTTTTGCGGCTTCTTCAATAGGCAATTGAATTACCTCATTGTATTCTTTTTCAAGTTCAACCATTTTGTCTAGCATTGGTTGAAACTGTGCGGCAATATCTGCCGCTTTGCTTTCTTCTAATCCAAATTGTTTTGGATCAATCTTCACTAACGTTTGTTCCATAGTGTGTGTTGTTTATTGGTTGTTTAATAATTGTTAGTAGTCAGGACAGGATTCGAACCTGTATTTGTGGTCATAAATTAAAGGCTTGTAGTAGGATAAACGGGATTCAAGCCCCGAATTATA